CGCGCCCGAATTGTTATACGCACCGGTATAGAAAGAATAAATTGAAAGCGAGGCACCGAGAGCGGACGGGTTAACAGCGCGGGTCATGTTGACTCCATTCCTTGCGCCGTAAACATCCGTCACAGCCGCGCCGTCTCGCCCGGTCTGTGTCAAACCTTGGCTGTTCGCTGAAGGCAGCGTAAACGTCCCGTTCGTGCTGCCCGCGCCCAAATAGGCGCTATTGGTCCCGCGAGGGTTTACACGAATCGACCGATTACTTGTGGAGGTTGTCCCGAACGACGAAACATTGGAACTGCCGTTGACGTTCGTGCGTTCGTAAATCTCCGCGTGTATCGACGTTGCGGCCATCGCCACGGCATGAGTTGCCGGGACAAAGCCCGTGTCTAGGTAATTTGTAGTTCCATTGAATAAATATCCACGATCCACCGTGAAGGTCGGCGAATTGGTCGCCACGGCAAGGCGAAGTTGTTTTAGCGACGTAAGCGCCTGAATTGCGCTCTCAGCCCAGAGGCCCCAATAATCATCCGTTAGCGCCCATGCGCCAGACGCCTTCTCAGCCGAAACAAACACGCTGACAATCGCAAGTCTCCCCGCGCTGACGGTGCCCCCGTTCGTGACGACAGCATCACGCCACAGAAGAACGTCGTCATCCAGAGAGTTGCCCGCACTAGACGCGGTCGCCGACGTCATCAGGATGTCCCCAAAGCGCATCAGGTGAAGCTCCCCACGCCAACCGCAGCCATGCTTGCGCCGGTTGTGACCTTCGACGCCCCGGAAACGCTGAAGCAGCCAATCGGCACGATGATGGGGCGCAGGTCCGCGAGCGTGCCCGTCGTGAAGGTGTAAATGACCGTCGCGTTATCGAGGACCGTGGTTGTACCCGCAACCGTCGCTGCTGGTTGAAGGATGATGTGGCTGAGATAATCGGCCGCCGCGCCGGTCGCGCCTAGAACTTGCGCCGTCTGCCCGGCTGCTACCGTCTCGTATTGAAAACCAGCCGGGACAACAGACAGGCTGGCGCTAGGTGCCTTCGCCCCTGTGCCTGTGCTGGATGTGATGACAATTCGGCCCGCCGCATCGGTCAGAATCTGGGCGGGGCCTTCGGCGTTGGTCGGTGCCGTTGCTCGATACGTTCCGACAATTTCAACGGGATTGGGCATTAGATATTTTCTCCGTGTGATCTGACAATCTTCAGCCCGCGCTGATTGAGGGCCACCAGAAGCTCTACAGCGGTCGGCGTGTAGAGAGGCCGCGTCGGCGCTAGCAGCGTGTCCATCGCCTCTTTGATGGCGTGAAGGCGCTCCTCGGCCTCCTGCCGGTCCCGCATTGTGTCTGTCGTCATGCGGCCTCCTTGCGCGGCCTTCCGGGGCGACGCTTCTCGGCAAGGTCTGCCATCGTCTCAGCGCCCATTTCCCGCGCGACGGTCACAAAGTCCGGCGTGTCGCTCCAGCCTTCCGGCACATCATCGGCGCACAGGAATACCCGGCTCTCGCCGTTCGGCCCGTAGCGATAGGACGGCCAAGCCTGATGGACATATGCTGCCGCCGGTCCAGGCGCCTTGATGGCCTCCCGGCGCCGCACCGTGTCCATCGCGTTGTATATCGCGGCGACAATCGCCTGCGGGCTCATGCGCGCCCGGTTGATCCGCTCATACGTGGCGATGCCCGCCTCTGTCATGGCGTTGCTAACTGTCATGCGGCGATCCTCATGTAATGGCGAGCGGCCCTGTACGCGCTTAGGTACACGGCGTCCGGCTCACGCTCTGGCAAAGCCTTTGCAATTTCGATGGCTCCAGGGCGACCAAGCCTGTCGCGCGCTTCCCATCCGTCGAGGATGGCGCGGAGGCGGCCCGGAGGAAGGGTGATCCCAAGGTCGCGCCGGATTTGCTCGGCACGAAGGACACGCTCACCGCGCGTCGCGACGTAGAAGTCCCACCAGAAGCCCATGTCGCGGAGGCGCGGGTTGAACCGGCCCGGCTTGCTGGCAATGGTGATCGGCAGAATGGGCAGATACTCGCCCGTCACGAAAGACCACGTCTCAGCGTATGCCGTATCCGCAAACCAGAACGGGAAACGGTCATCGATCATCTTGCCGCCGATGAGGTCGATCCATTCCCGCGAGCCGCCCAGCACCGTGGGCTGTCCGGGGTTGGCGGTATCGTGGAGCGCAAAGGCCAGAAGCTCGCGCGGGAACCGGCCTTCGGTCGCCAGCATGGCGAGGCACTCGTCCCAAAGTGGCGTAGCAATGAAACCGTCGTCGGCTAGGGCAATGACCAAATCGGCGTCCACAACCGGAATACAGCGGTTCCACACCTCTGCCACGCCAGCGGGTCGCGGGCCGGCAATAATGCGAGTCCCTGGATAGCCCCGGAAATACTGGACCGTGGCCGCGTCGTCGGCGTCGCATGACACGGTGACGGACACGTCGTGATTGTTGCTCGCCAAGGCGCGCGCTGTCTCAACCACCGCCGCCGCACGGCGTGGGTTGCCTCGCGTGCCGATGATGAGGCCGATCTTCACGCGGCCTCCTTCAACTGCGAGCGCATAAAGGAGCCCCAATTGCCACTATAGACGCGGCCATCGCTGGCGACGTGCCGGAAGTCCATTTCCGCGAAGGCCATGATGGGAATGCCCGCTTCACGGACAAGACGGCAAAACTCCACGTCCTCACCCCAGAACACATTCCCACGCACCGCCGTCTGGAAGTACGCGCCGACCTGCCCATCAGGGCTGGTGAACTCGGGCACCGTGAGCGCCTCGAAAACCGCGCGGTTGATCCGGAGGAAGCCGGTCGGCACGACGCCGCACTCTATTAGCCCGTCGCTATCGGCCCAAATCTGCTCATGGGCGACCATCACAGGCCATTCAGGCGGGATCACCTTCTTGGGATAGATACCCGCCACAACGGGCCGTGTGGCCTCGCACAAGCGCACAAGGCTCTCGGGATCGAAGCCAACGTCGGCGTCGATGAAGATGAAGTCCGTGGCCGTTCCCCGGAGGAAATTGCCCGTCAAAATGTTGCGCGCGAGGTCCACATAACAGCAGCCGCGAAGCACATCGACGGCCTCGACTTTGATGCCCTTGGCGTCAAGCGCGAGAATGCCAGCGGCAACGGACCGCTGGCTTTCATCGGTGAAGGCGTCATAAGCCGGCACGGCGATACGCACGCTCCGTGCCGGCTTTACGCGCATGTTAGGCCGAGCCCTTGAGGAGCCCCAGCGAAACGAGCGCGGAACGAAGCTCGTTCGCCAGCGCGCCGACCTGCGTGGTCGTGGCGCCAGTGGTCACAGCCGCCTGCGTCGTGGACGACGGCTGAACAACCGTCGTCACGCCGTAGAAGCTGATCTTGTCCGAAGTGGACTGGCCGAACGTCGTGCCATCGGTACGAGCGTCGGTGATTTCACGAACTGCCATGATGATTCTCCTATGGCTCTAGGTTCAGGTCGTGCCCGAGAGGCGGGTGGCGAGGTCGGGGTAGATCGCCTTGACGCCGTACAGCACATCAAGCCTGATCTTGTCCTCGTCCATTTCGCCGTCGTAGTACTTGATGACGCGCATGCTAAAGCCGTTCTGGGATTCCCTGGCTTTGAACACGGCGCCATCAGGCATTTCGAGATCGGCCATCACGAGGGCGAAGGCGTTCTTGTGGAACACCAGATTCTGCGCGTACTGCGCGGAGCCGGTGCCCACCATCGTGATCGCGGCGCCGTCGGCCGGGACGCTATCGACGGTCTGGTACGGGCCGCTGGTGATGATCGCCGGAGCAATCGTCAGCGTGCAATCCGTGCCGGTCGCGGTGATGTCGTTCTGAATGACGAACTGCTGCAGGACGCCCGTGCTCTGCTTTGATACCGGGTTGACCGCATACACGTCAGCGATGGTGAACACGTCGCCGGCCTTGAAGGTCGTCGAAGCCGTCCAGTCATCGGTGATGAGCGTCTGCGTGTTCGTGTCCTTGCTCGCGGCATAGGTCACGTTCTGGTTCGCGCCGTTGATGAGGCCGCCGCCAGCCGCCGCGCCGTTCGTATGCGTGCGGATATTCTGGTCCATCGCCGTCATGACGCCGCCGATCTCGCCCAGATCGCCACGGCGATAGGCGCCGCGTGCAACGTCCTGCATAAACAGGCCAGTTTGCGAGCCGATGAGGCCCCAGGAGTCGGCCGGAGACAGGACAGCATAGCGCATGTCCTGCGGCACCGCGCCTTCATCGAGGCGACGGGGCGCCTTGGCGAAGTCCGCGAACGAGTCAACCGGAGAGGCCGGCGTGCCGACCCAATTCCACACGCGATTGTAGAGGCCCGTCAGGTCGTAATCGATCTGATTGGCGAGCGCGATGGCGGCCGGCTTGATGTACCGCTCGTTGTACTCCTCAATGGACAGGGTCAGATCCTGCGTCGAGAAAGACCACGAGACATGCTTGCGCTTGTCCATCGAGAGCGTGAACTTGCCCTCGGTCACGTCCTGGTTGATGGCAACGGCGCCATCCTGAGCCGTGAACTTGACCGGACGGCGGACGCTGATCGAGTCGCCGACCTTCACAAATTCGCGGGAGTAGTCGCGATAGACCTTCTTGCCCATCACGAGATTGTTTTCCAACTGAGCCAGCCCCACTTTCGCAATAATGCTCGGGGTGATGATCGTATTTGCCATGATGACCTAACCTTGGGTTAGGCCCCTCGAACTCTCGCCAACGCTTCCGTCTAGCGCCTCTGGTCCAACTCACGTACCCACTTAAGCACGTCGTTATGACCCATGCGCTCGATCGATTGCGGTGCTGCCGCGCCTCCGGACACTGTTGCCGGCGGCGGCGGGGCCGATGAAGTTTTCGGCTTGGGCTTCGACGCGAAACGCATCTCAACCTTTGCCAGTTCTCTGCCAACCGCGACCGCACCTAGGCGTGAAAGCCTGAAAGCCTCGTTCTCATTGTCCGCCAGATACTTGACCAGCGCCGCCTTGTGGTCGGCATTGAGAAGGTAGTCCGCAACCGCCGGAGTCATCGGGAAATCATCGGAGCGCACCATGTCCAGCGCGTCGTCAAACCCCTGAATCGCCTTGCCTTGAGCCTTTGCTTCGCGCTCAAAGACCTTGACGGCCTCGATCCTGGCCCTCTCCTGATCCGCGACACTGGCCTGCTTCTGGAGGTTGCCGAGCGTGGATTGAATCCGCTGCTCCGCTTTCCATTCGGCCTTTGCCGCGACGAAATCCTCGTATCTGGTAAACTGCTCTGAACGGGGCTCGTCGCCCTGCTCGGCTGCCGGCGCGGGCTGCTGGGTCTGGCCTAGGGCCTTGGACAGCATCTCGCGCAGTTGCTCTGCTTCGCGCTTCGCCTCATGCTTTTCGCGGGTTAGCTCGGAAATTCTCTTCTGGAAGCCGCCGCCCGGTTTCCTCGGCTGGGGCGCTTCGCCCTCGGCCTCTGTTGGCTGCTCTTCCGCGGCTTCATCAGCCGGGGCGGTGGTCGCTTCCGCCGTATCCTCGACCGGAGCAGGCGCTTCCTGTGCAGGAACGGCGCCCGAAGTCTTTGCATCTTCCGCCACTATAGCGGCTAAGTCAATATCGCTCACGAATCCACCTCGTAGTTAAGCGGGCGCAACGGCGTCGCCAATCTCGATCACCGGGGGAAGCCCGGCCGTGTCGTCGTCGATCTCCACAACCGGCGGCAGGTCGGACGGCGGCATCCCGCCCATTTCTGTCGGCATTCCGCCCATTTCCGGACCGCCTTCCATCGGGGGCGCCCCACCTTCAGGCGGCATCGGCGGTTGCTCTCCAGGCTCGCCCTGCTGCGTGAGCATCTGCAATTGCGGCATGATCTGCTGAAGCTGCCCAAGCATCCCCTGCATCGAGAGCATCATCTGGCCGGTTTCGAGCCGAATCTGTTCCGTCTCCGCGATGATCTTGTCCGTCGCCGCCGCGTCCTTCATGGCCTTTGCCGCCTCGACGGGGTCCGGCTTCTGCTCGGCCTCAATCTTCTGGCCGTCCTTGTCGATGCCCATTGCCTCGCGGAGGCGACCAGCCAGCTTGTCGGCGCCCGGCAAGTCCATATTCTCCACGATGATGTCGCCGCCAATGTCCGCGATCATCGGGAACGAGCGGACAAGCTCTGTCATGAAGGCCGTGGCCTCCTGGCGCTTCGTGGCGTAGCTCGGGCCGGTGGCGACGGTCACGTCGTACTCGCCCGCGCTGAGGTCGTTTAGAACGATCTCCATGCCGCTCTCGTCCATGTCGGGCTTGTTGATCTCGACCATCTTTGTCGAGCCGTCCTCGCCCAGCGTGCGGACGATGCGGGTCGAGTCGTAAATCTTGGGGATCAGATCGACCAAGATTTTGCCGCAATATTGCACGGCGATTGAAAGGTTATCGATGTACAGGTAAGTGCCGGTATCGCCTTCCTGCTGGCGCGCAAGGATCGCCCGGCCGCTGGTTTCATTCGAGGGAGCGCCCAGCCCGGCCTTGTAGATGCCAGCCACGCCTTCTAGGTCGGACACGGCAAGCTGCGACTGCACGTCGAGGCCCTGCGATGCGATGGGCGGTTCCGACCGCTTGGGCGCGCCATTGGCAAGCGGGTCGCCCTTGTAGAACAAAGCGGCGTCGTTGCGGATGCCAGCCTGCGCCCACTGGTTCTCGTACCCGCTGGCCTGATTGGCCGTCATGATGTACGGCGCCTTAGGCTGCATCGCCACGGCCTCAACCGCCGCCGTCCGCGTGTAGTTGTAGACGCGCTGCGGGTCCCTCATGTCGTGGATCATGCCCTTGCGGGTCGCGCGGCCATCGGCCCAAATCTCTTCGCCGGTCACGACGCAGATGGGAATGTACCGCCCGGCCCAATCGGTCGGCCCCTGCAAGATGCCGCCGCCGCTCATCAGGCAGGACTTGACCTGCTGGACCACCACCTCGCGCTGCTGCGTTACCGGCGATTCGGGCGGCGTGTCGTCATCGTCGTAGGAGACGGCGCCGTCCTCGTGGAGGCGCAGCATCTTCTTGACCGGCTCGCGATACCAATACTCCGCGATCTTGACCGTATCGAGCGTGCGCCAGCTAAACGACTGGTCCGCCACGTTGGTCGGCAGGCTCTCGCACGGCACGTCGGGATAAAGCTTCTGGTACTGCTCCTTCACCATGTCCTCAAACACGAAGCCGTACCTCATGTCCGACTTGTCCGGCTCTTGCGCGAGCGGGTCGATCAGAATCTGGAACGGGTCATTGATCCGCTTGATCCTGATGTCCTGGTCAAAGCTGTCGTCTCCGCTGTATTGCGTGACGATGCGCCAGCCGCCGATGCCGGCCTGTGCCGCGTTTTCCGCCGCCTTCGTGTACGCAGCTCGGGCGACCGACTGCTGCTCAATGTGCCGGATCAGGCCGTTGAAGATTTCCGCAGCCTCCACCGTCGCGCCGTCCTTGGCGGGTAGAACCTTCACGCTGGGCGGGTTCTGCCGCACCTCGCCGGTCAACTGCCGCACAAACCCAGGGCAGCGGTTCATGGTCAACGCTGGCCTGTTGGCGCTCTTGCGGTCGCTCAGGGCCTGCGAATCCCATTGCGCCTCGCCGCCGATATAGAACCGCTGGCAGTCCCTGCCCGAGCTGACGTTATCAAACTCCTGTTTCCACGCCTCGTCGGCATGGGCAAGGGCGCGAGACAGCAGGTCCGCCTTTGTGTCGCCTTGCGACGAGGGGCCGCCGCGTGTCGGTGTCGTGTCAGCCATTGGAGCAGCCTCGCGCAATTTTTGGAAACCCGCTCCCGCGAGCGTCGGACATAATGTTGCTCATGCTAAGCGGCCATCCAACCGCCCGTAACGCGGGGCAGTTTTGCCTTAGCCTTGACCTCGGGCTCTTCGTACACGACGCAGCCAAGCCCGAAGGCGTCGGCGCCGTGTGAAGCCCAATCGTGGTTGGGGCCGAGGCCGATCTGGCGCTTCTCGTCCCGCTTTTCGTGATACCAGCCGAGCGCATCCAAGCCGGGCTGCGTTGTCGGCGCGTTAAACCACATGGACGGGAAGAGACGCCGGGCAGCCTCAATACGGGCCGCCGCCGCGCCTTTGCCCTGGTTGGGAACGACCGTGACCGTGTAACCCGCCTCACGCAGCGCGGAGGCGTATGACACT